AATAATTTTGCAAGATAAGGACCATCTTGTCCAGTCATACCAGTCACAAAAGCAGTTTTTTTCATAAGTCTCCTAATATATTTTTAACATGTTCACAAGATAATCTTTCCAAACATTATTGTAGTCGCAACCTCTGTACTCCTTGAACCAAGGGCCACCTTCGGTGTAGTGCAACACTTTGGGCGCACCATCCTGAGGCTCTTTGTACCAACCCACCAACCAATTCCAACTGTGATCCACATTGCCTATCTCTTCATCTTTGAGCCAACTGAATCTGTGTAGATACTGTCCTGTTTCTTTATTGACCAATTCAGGAGTGACCACTCTGTTGGCAGGATGAGCACAATTCCACAGTATCATGGAACTCCAGTTCTTTCTAGGATAGGGCATTTGTTTTTGATTGTCCATCTTAGTGCCTGGTGGTGGAGTATAATCATGTTTGACCACCATCACTGCATAGCGATCATCCGCTTGAGCAAACAGGTCAGCCACATCTGCCATCCACACAAAGTCACAGTCACAGAACACAGCCCATCCGGTGTAGTTGGTCATGTAAGGAATAAGAAATCTGCTGAAAGTGAATTCGGTAGTGCTGAGTGGATCGATAGGACGTGTGTACAGTCCTGCCTCACGCAATTCTTTCATTTTGAGTGGCAGCACTTCAGCACGTGGTTGATGCAGTTTAATAGAATGCTCACACACTTGATATGTGATGTCTTCTCTAGTATCGTAACCTACAAATATCTTCATAAGAATTTTGGATAAAATTATTTATATGAGTATAAAACAAATAGACTATATATTGATTTGATGTGTAGCTGGAACAAATATTGTATCACCTTCTATAATTTTAAATTCTCGATACTGTAAATCTTCAATAATTTTTTGAAAAATTTTATCATTGTATTTGTGCCATATTTTGCGACCGTCACCATGACCATACTCAATCATTAACACTGGTTGATGTTCCTTAATGGTATTAATTGCTCCTTGCAATACTTCTAATTCCCATCCTTCCACGTCAATTTTTATCAATGATACTTTGTCAAATTTATGTTGATCTAATTGTTTTATTTCAACTTGAAAAATAAAATTTTCATGAATGTTTTTGATATCTGCATCATCTATTATTTGAAAATTTCCCGAATTTTTATGATTTTTGTATGCGGCAAATACTTTTTTATTTTCATTACCACAACCATAATTAAAATAAGTTATTTTAGATTCGTACTCAATAGTATTTTCAATCAAACAATCAAAATGTGAAGGATTAATTTCAAAAGCATACACATGTTGGAATTCATTTTCTAACCAGTGTGTGGTAGTAATTCCCACGTGTGCTCCGATATCAATCACTGAATTTTTTTGATTACATGCTGCTATTGCTGTAAGTCTGCCTTTATTTTTCCATTGAGTGCTAGCTTTGCCTGTAAAGTAGTCTTGTTCTGGATTAATTATTTTATTTGTTGGCAGTTTAAATTTTTTTATCATAAAGTTATCTAGTATTTAAGGTTTTAAACCGTTACTCCAAAATATTTCTGTTTTTTTTAAAATCTTAGAAAGTTCTGTTGGTATACCATTTTCTCCACAATAAGATGCTTTTTGTTTTCCTTTTTTTACTACTGTGTTCCATCCTTGACCGTTGAAAATTGCATACGCCACTTCTTCCGGAGTCTTTCCTATCTTGGTGCCCCAAGTTCTCCATTCTCTAATACTGCCAATGGATTTAGCTTTGGTTACCAAATCTCCCATTTTCGTAAAATGCCATCCACCATGCACAGGATAAAACTTTGTTTTTTGTCCAGGGGTTTTTACTCTTAATGCTTTATTTTTACTGCAATAAAAATCTGCCATAGTATTAATATCTTTCAATTTAGCCATTTTAGATCCTGGCCATTCGGGCATGGCTGGAGTATACCAATCAACAAAACATTGTCTATTTGAATGAACCCACACCACTTGGCCATGTTGATTATATTCTTTAGTAGCTAATTTAAATTTTTCTTTATCCCAAAATTCATCTAAATCATTCATAATTACCCAATCATCTGCACTAGCAAATTTTTTTATTTCAATAAGTGCTTGCTCTCTAGTGCCATTTTCAACCCATTTTTCTTGAACACCTTGAGCATCTTCTAGCCAAATATCCGGCCAAGTGCATACAGCGTAATGAATTTTATTTTTTATTTCATTAGGTAAAGAATCTAATATCTTAGAAAAAAAAGGTTGATTTTTTTGATGACGCCAAGTTTGATTACTTTCAATTATTACAAAATCTGTTACAATATCATTATAATATTCTAATCTAGCTTTTACTAGATCTATTTCATTTAAAAAAGTAAATGCATCAATAATTTTAGTCATTTATTGGTTCCAGTATGTAATCATGTTTTGAATACCATATTTTTTTATATCCATATGTTAAAACTAAATCTAAAGCAGCAGCGTGTCCTTTACTAATTTGTTTATCTAAAATTTTATTTTCAAAACTTATTTCTAAAATAATTACAGGTTTACAGTTTTTAATTGTTTGTTCAGCCCCTTTTACAACTTGAAGTTCGTGACCTTCAACATCTATCTTTAGTAAATCTACAGAATCAAAGTTGAATTTGTCTAAATAGGTCACAGGAATTTCCGTGATTTTCCAGTTTTTTTTTAATACAGCATTAGTTGATACTATTTGATCTATTTCAGAATTTGTACATTGTGCAAATAGAACTTTATCTTCTTTATCACTAAGTCCTAGATTATGTAGATCAATATTCTCTTTATTACAGTTTTTTTCCAAACATGAAAAAGATTTAGGACTAGGTTCAAATGCAGTAACCTTACTCCAACGAGTTGAAAAATACGCTGTCATTAAACCAATATTTGCTCCAATATCAATGACATGATTTTTTTTCTTTAGATTTTTTTTGTACCATGACTCTATTATTTCAGTCATTCCTAAATTTATTACTGTATCTCCATAAACATAGTTTTCATTTAAAGGACGATCCTTGCTGTGCTGTTCATCAATATACCACCAGGTGTTTTTGAAGTACATATTATTTTCCTAAATATTCTTTTTTTGATGTTTTTGATTTATAATGTTTGATGTATTTACCAACAGGAGTATAAGGCAAAGGTGATTTGTATTTTTTATCTAACAGACAACATAAATCGTTCAATTTAGTTGTTTCTTCGAATTCTTTAATTACTGCGCCCAAAACTTCTCCATCGTAAAATCTTCTTAAATTTTGTGATATTTTTTTATCATAATATTCTCTATATCTTAGAGAAAACTTAGAAAATTGTTCATGTGATTTATTGACCATAAAAAATCCCGATTCTACACTAAATTTTAATTCACTATTGGGGTTATTTTTATCTATGTTATGCCACACTCCCATAAATGTGATCAACGTGTCGATAGGACAAAGTGAGTATAAAATTTTTTCATCTATATTATTAGTGCTTATGGTGTCGGCATCAATCCAAATTATTCTATCGGCTTTTAAATTTTCTAATGCATGAATAATACAATAGGCCTTTTTTGCAAAAATTTTTTCTCTTTTATTATTTTTGTTTGAACTTTGAAATTCAAAATATTCTTTACATAAATTATCAAATGGTATTTGTTTAATTCGTTTGTGCTCAGGCATAATAAATTCTTCCACATAACAAGTAAGTGATAGATCTTCGGGCCAATATTTCAACCAAGAATCCACACAATCTTTTCCGATGTTATCATAATATTTTTTATTGAAACTTGTAATTATTTCTATCTTCATACGTATCTCCTAAAAAAATTCCAAACTTCACCAGATTGTAATTCATTAAAGTTCCAATGACACATGGCTAGACGTTCCACCCAAGATTGGCGTTCATGTAATGCAGGGTTTTCTATCTGATTTAAATCAGTATTGGCCACTGAATAACTTTGACTGTGACGAGGTTCGGGGTCTGTGATAAATGCTGGCACACCTTCTATGATACTGGCCACACTGGGTGAACTGTTGTACACCACAGTTGTCCAAGCATTTTGCAGATCATACAATAGATTTGATTTATTACTTAGAGAAACATTTTTATATTTTAATTTCAAAATACGCATAATTTTTTTATCGCCTGGGTGTGGTCTCACCACAATGGGTCTACTGGAAACTTGTTGGATTTTTCTTATGGTGGTATCCAACCAATCAATCACACTCAATCCAGCCATGCTCCATCCTCCATTACGTTGCAAACAGATCAATATATGATTTCCTTGTGTTCTATAAGGCTTCAGTGTAATATTCATATTTCTGCTTATTTTAATCCATCTATTAGGATCCACATCCTTATCAAAATAAAATCCTGTGGTGGGAAATACTCCATCAAAACTGTATCTCAAATAGTGATGAGGATTGGTTTTATCCACATACAGAAATAAATTACTGTCTGCTATGAGAGTTTTTTTTCCAGATTGCTTTTGATAATCCAATATTTTTTGTCTTAAATTTAAATGAGGCAAATGTTTACCATCTTTATGCACATACCCCATGATGCAGGCCACATCACAAGGAACACAATCGAATCCTTTGTGTAATATACCTGTGTCTCCCACAGCATTCACTCCTTGATAAAAGAAGTTTAATATGTTGGATTTTTCTTCACTTTTATTGTGTGGAGGTAATATGTCTAAATATGATACTGTGGTTAGTTTAGACATGATATTTCCTTAAAATATTGATAGCAGTACCATCGTATAATTCTTCTTTGGTAAACTGACTGTAACTCACAGCACACAGCCAGCGTGCTAGATGTGGTCTGGCTAGATTGTTGATGTCGGACAGTTTGCTGCGCGACACCGGAGTAGTGATGTGACGATCCAGTGTGATCACAGGGATACCACTCCAAATGGCCTCTGTGGCAGCATTGGAATTGATGCTGACCACGCAATGATAATCTTCATTGCGGAGTTCTTCCACAAGACTGGTTCTAACTTTCTTTTCAGCTTTTTCTCTAAAAACAATTTTCTTGTCTGTGTATTTTTTCAATTCACGCTCCACATCATATTTCCACGTTTTAAGATCCACATGGAATATACTAGCGGCAAATGGACCTGGTTCTATGATCAATATTTTTTCACCTGATTCACGCCATGGTTGAGGAAAACTGGGAAAGTTGGTCAGTCTGTTCACGGGTGCTTCAAACATCTGATCATGATGTATGTGATTACGCACCAATCTGTGCCATTTTTTGTTAGGTTCTAAAAAGTTTGTGTAGCCGCTATCTATGAACCAGAAAGGATATTTTTTGTCTATCTTTTTTGTAAGCAATTGTTCATTGCCAGTGGTGTTTCTAACGAGGCAATCCTCAGAGTAATTGGTAAAATTTTGTCTGCGCACATATTCTGGGTGAGGGTCTATGCTGTCTCCGGTGCTCTTAACGAAGTATTTAAATTTACTTTTTTTGTATAAATCTAGCACACGCTGTTCTCCCAGTGCTGCTATGACCAGATCCATGTTGTTGTGTATCAGATCAAAATATTTTGCTCGATGAAAGTCCATTATTTCCCATATTTTTCCCACGTATGTGCTCAACTCTTTGTATAAAACTTTTTCAAATTTACCTGGCCACTTGCCCCAACTCCATCTAGCACGATTGGCCTCTTCCACCTGTTCAGCCTCTCCAGAATTTCGCATTTTTCTCAACCATCGTCTATAGTGTCTGATTTCTCTTTTGATTGTTTTTACTAGATTCCAACTTTCACTGCGTTCATACTTGACCATGCCTCGAGCAATTTCAAAATGATTGATGAGACTGCAAAGAAAGTGTGCCAGTTCTTTGTTGTTGATTAATAATTTCATGATTCTAGGGTGCTGTGCTATTTACGCTGAAAATTGATTTGAGAAAATGTTTTTGATTGATTAGATGCTGGCGTCTTCCATACCAGCCACACGCAGTTTCACTATGTTGGTCATCTGCCATTGTTTTTGGTCTAATCCTTTGCACACACCCAACCATTTGTTGCGCATCAGTGCAAAGTCATTGATGATCTTTTCATAGTCCACCACATCTGCTTCACCATCCACATATTTTTCCACTTCTCTGCTGGTGAGCGCTCTGTTGTAGTTTTCAAAATATTTTTTGAAGTATGAACTGCGCAGTCTACGCAATTCAATGTTGAGATACTCCAGCACTGCTTCCAATTCTTGCAATTGATTGAATCTGTGTTCCACAATGCCAGGCATATCTGCTGCTTGTTTTTCCACATTGCCTCGAATTTTGATTTCTTGTTTGGCTTCTTGCAATTGATTTTCGAAATACTCCAAAGCCTCAGGAATAGTGCTGATGTCTTTGGATATCTTTTGATACCATCCAGACATTAGTTGTCCTCGTCTTCTTCTATATCCAAGTAATACATGATGGCTCTGTCCAGATCTTGGTCATTGCCCATGGCTTCTTTGAATTGCTCATCTTCCACACCGTAGTCGGCGCACATTTCCACATATTTCTCAGCCACCACTTCGATCTGTTTCTTATCGATGTATTCTTTGAAAAATTGCCAAGTTTCTATCAGTTGACTGGCGTCTTGCATTATTTTTTCTCTTCTTTCACTGTTTCCACTTCTGTTTCAGACTTGGGTTTGATCTTATGATACTCTTTCATGACCATATCCAACTTTTCACCTGTCCAACCTTTTCTATACTCCAAGTGTTCCACGCCTTTAAGGTCCACATATTTAAGTCGGTTACCAGATTGAGTGAGTATGCCTTCTTTTTCAAATAGTTCCACCAATCCACTGTAGGGATCCATGCCTGTTTCATAAGGAATTTTAACTTGCACAGTTTCAAAAGGTTTGGCAAATCTTGTTTTCATTATCTTACAAGCAGCTCTGATACCTCTCACATCTGTTACTTTGTTACCTTCTTCATCTTCTTTCAGTTTTAATTTCTTCATAGCTACCACCACTGAACTGGCATACACAAATCCTTGACCGCCTGATATTTTATCATCTGGATCAAACATATCTTGTGAAGCATAGGTATGGTTGGTTGCTACCAATCCCACATTCCAAGAACCAAAAGTATTCACGCAGTTTCTAACTAATGCTGTGAGTGATTTTGCTTTTCTGCCAAGATCACCTTTCATATCTCCTGACTCAAATTGATTCACATCAGTTGGAGTGAGTAAC